ATGATCCCGCCGTAGGGCGTAAAGCTGATGTTGGATGCGGTTTGACCAGCGATAGCGTTGCTAACGTCGATCAAATCCCAAGTGGCACCGTTGGACAGGATCATGTCCGGTGGCGCTAGGGCAACAGCCGGGGCGTTGCCCGTGCCGTTACCGCTTTGGCTTACCACCACGTAATAACGGTTGTTGGTGGAGCTGGCCGCCGGCAAACCTGCACCAACTGTCAGACCGGCGGCTGAACCAGCCGATGTCACGCTGGCCACTAGGTTGGTGTTGGCGTTATAGGCGCCGGCATACACCAGCTCGCCGCTGGTAATCGTGATCGGTAGCCAAGCACTGCCTGACCACAAGTACAGGTCTCCGTTGAGTTCGTCCCAAAATTGTTGGCCCTTAAAATCGGCGTTCGGGAAGGTAACCACGCCGCTGGTAGAGCCGGCGCCACCAAATTGGACCGTCGAGGAGTCCGACAGCTTGACGCCCGTGATGCTGTTGGTGCCAAACAGGCCGGCGGCAAATGTGCCAGTGGTGATCTTGCTGCAGTCCAGGTCGGGGATGTCGCCTGCAATAAGGGTGGTGCCGCTGCTGACGTGACCTTGGGCGTCGACAGTGACCTTGGTATAAGTGCCCGCGGTGGTCGTATTGGTGTGGTTGAGGACACCACCTGCCGTTACGCTCAGACCCGTGCCAGGTGTGACGGCACCAAGATCGACGCTGGTGGCAATCGGCATGTCGGCCGCCGTCAACGCCCGGAAAGTGGGTGCGGCGTTTGCGCCAGCGGCGGGGCCGGCCAAAACCGTGTTGGCGGCTTGGGTGTCGAGGGCCGTGGTAATCGTGGCGCTATAGGCGTCCGGGTAGGTGACCGTGAAACTCAGCGGGGTGGTGTCGCTAAAAGTCAGCGTTGAGATCGCAGACGTGCGAATCCAGGTCGCACCATCCCAGGTGTAGGTGAACCCGGTGTTGTTGTTGATGTGGCGTTGGCCGATAAATGCCCCAGCCGTTGAGGGGACGTTGCCGGCAACAACCGTGGCGCTGTTGTCCGCCAACTTGGCTGCTGTTACGGCGTCGTCGTTGATGAGCGCGGTGGTGATCGCGCTGTTGCTGACGTTGGCGGTGCCAATCGTGCTCAGCGTCGAGATGGTGCCGAGGCCGAGGGTGGTGCGGGCAGCGGCAGCATCGGCGTCGTCAATCAGCGAGCGGCCGAAACTGGTTAGCCCGGTGACGGCATAGGTGTCGCCCGCGGTGGTGTACAGCGTTTGATCCGCTGAGGTGCTTAGCCCGGAGATCGACTGGAGCGCAGCGTCGTATGCCTGGACGTCAGTGCCGATCGCCACACCAAGGTTGGTGCGGGCGCCAGATGCTGTGGATGCACCGGTGCCGCCGTCAGCAACGGCTAGATCCGTAATGCCGGTGATGCTGCCGCCACTGATGGTGACGTTGGTGAAGGTGCCGTCGGTGGCGTCAACGACGGCAGCACCAGTGATTGAGCCGCCGGTGATATTGACGCTGGATGCAGCCTGGGTTGCGATGGTGCCGAGACCGAGGGTGCTGCGTTGCGCGGTGGCGTCGGCGTCATCCAGCAGGGCGCGGCCCGCAGCGGTACACGCAATCTCTTCAACAACGCCCGCCCCCGCAGTGCTCCGTCCCAGTAAGACGTTGGTGCCACTGGTGTTTTGGATCTTGGCGTAGGTGACACCCGAATCTGCCAGTGCAGTGGTGCCAATCTTGGTGGCGCTGGCTTGGTTGATCTTGGCAATATCAATCGAGCTGTTGGCGATCAGCTCGACGCCCTTTTCAACTAGGTCCGAAACCTCGACTTTTTTGGTCTCGTTGGCAGATACGTCAACAATCGGCAGCTCGTCGTCAGCTGCTACGCCGGCTTTTGAAAGCTGGTTTAGCTGCGAAATCGCAACGCTTGCCATCGGTGCCAGGCCGCTACTACATATGAACCAGTGTAGGGCGCCTGTTAGTCGGTAGCCTGCAACGTCAGGTAGGTCAGGTCCACCGTCGAGCGTTGGACTGGCAAGTTGGAATTGATCGTCAATGTTGCGCCCACACGTCCCAGACGGAAGTGGATGTCGCCTGTAGTCACAAAGTCGATCTCACAGTTGATCGTGGAGTCTGCGCTGACTTCAATACCGGCTTTGGTAATTACGCCAGTAACTTCGTAGAAAATGGACAGATCGCCCTTATCGCCCAAACCTTCTCCAAGAACGAGGTGCGCGTCAAAGCCGCTGCCGACGGTGGCGCGATTCAGGATTTGCAGCATCACCGCGCTGGCTTCCGTAGAACTGTTGCTCTCGTAATCAAAAATGCAGCTGATGCTGCCCGAGCCACTAAGTACCCCGGCTTCGTATTGGCGGCGGAAAGAGTCCCCAAGGCTCGTGACGTCAATGGAGTTGCGTTCGGTACTAAACGTGTAGCTGCGTACAGCGCCAAGCGTCTGGTAGTCGAGGTCTTCTATGGCGTAGGTGATGTTGATGGATGTAACGCCTGCGGGCCAGCTGTCAACGATGGTTACCTCTTTTGATCTGTCGTTATTAACAGCGTCCTTAAAGGTTTCAAAAAGACGCAAACCTCCGGCTGATTTGCCATCAATGTTGTTGCGCTGGATAAAATAAGTCGCTTGTTTTGGGGGGGCAGGGGGTGTGCTGTTTGGGTCGTCTGGTAAAAATAAAAGGCCCTCGGGGTCTTTTGTTTCAAAATTGATGCGGTCGCCCGTAATGAGGTCGTCAGTCTCAATGTTGACGCCCACGCGATTCAAAATTGTGTTGACATCTGCTTTGTCGACAGTTGCGGGCAGCGGATTGACGCTGGAGCCCCGCTTGAACTTGATAAAACCGTTGCCGCCTAGAATGTATGGCATGGTTAGACAGTCTTATCGAAGACGTTGAGGAAGTGGCCGTCTACGGTGAACTGTAGTTGCACTTGTGCCATTTCCGTTGTGCTGCAGGTTATCTGGGCGCCAGTCACGTAAACAAAGGCACGAATGCGGTCTTTGTTGGGGTCGTCCCCGTCTTTAAATCCCAGAGTGAGTAAAAAACGATCTTGCGTTGAAGAGTTTGTGGTCTTAAAAATACCGTCTAAAAGCTGTGAAAAGTCGGCGGTTTTGTATGATATAGGTTTGGTGTCGCGGTAGTAAAGAATTAAACAACTGCCGGTAGCTGTCTGTTTTCCTGGTACATATGTGGCCGCGTCTGATTCAAACGTGGTTGTTTCCACCATGTCGACAGAGGCTTCAATGCTCCAGTCCATGACACGGCTAATTTCTACCTCGACGTTTTGGCCGCCGACGCTCATTCGTTTCGCAATGTAGCCGTTTCTGCCGTAGTAATAGGTAGACTTAAAGGTAGGGTTAGCCATTACGGCGCACTCAATCCAAAAGTCTTATCTATTTCATCAACAGTAAATGACAGCGCAATAGTCGTCATTTCGCTGGTGGCACACTGAATACTGGCTGTAGTTATATACACTTTGCACTTTAACTCGTCGCGGGCTGCGCTACCGGTTTTAAGTTTAAGTGTAAATCGATTGTTTATACCTACCGTTTTACTGCCATCGTGCATTGCCTTTTGTAAGATAACAAAAATATCTTCATCTTGTTTTGTGCGGTAATACAGTGCGGTGCAGGATCCGCTGCTGCTGCTGGCAATGGGAAAGCGACGTTTACTATCCATATCCATCGTCTGAGCTTCCACCACATCCACTGTGGTTTCGATGCTCCAGTTGGTGACGCGGGCGATGGTGCGCTCCACCGCGGACGCATTGTCGTCGTCCTTAAACACCAGGCTGCCCATGCGTCCGTAGTAGTACTCAGCCATGGCTACAGATCCCTTGGTGCCGCGTTAGCTCCACTCATGGTAATCGTTCCAGTCGGTGGTGGTCATACCCTCTGCAATTAGTGCCTTGTTGTTGGCCACGGGGTATTCCAGTGCTTTGAGGGTGATTTCGGCTTCTTCGCCGATGGAGACGTCGGTGATGCGGAACACGCGCTTGGTTGTGTTGGCCAAGCCGAGTACGAACAGTTCGCCTGCGTACTTCGATAGGTTCGGGTTGACCTCGGCGCCGTTTTTATCGACGTGGACAGTCATGGGGGCGCGAACGCTGTTGCTGGGTTTGTACAGCAAAATCTTGTAGTCCCCAGTTTTGATCTTGCTGATTAATGGCAGGTTGAGCGAGCCGTCAGAGTTGATTGAGCCCGTAAATACTGTGTCCCAGGTGGTGTGGCCGGTGTCGACATACACCAGGTCGCCCGGTTTTACTGGGGCCTCCGTAGGAAAGGTGCGAAACTCAACGGCTTTGCGGACGTGGGTACGCAGGTTGGTCAGCAACTTGCCAAACAGGATGGCCTGCTTTTCGGTGGTGACGTAGCTGGAGAGATCGAAGGTTTGGCGGATGGAGTCGGCCTCGTTGGCGTCCTTCCGCTTCAAGGTGAGTGAGCGGTTGCGCGGGAAGCCCTCCTCGGTTTGGGTGTCGCGGTAAATGATTTCGGCAATGATGTCCTTGGTCTGAGTGCCGTAGTCCAGAAACTCTTCCTTGTAGCTGTCCTCCAGGATGTTGCCCGCTGTAAACATGCAGGTCACTGAAAAGGCGGTCGGGTCAATCTTTCTGGTGGTGGCGTTGTAAGGGACCGAGGGGATCAGTGTTTCGCGGCCGTCAATGCGAGCCAGCTCCAGCAGACTCATTGGGGCAACTTCGGTCCAAAACTCTCGCCAGTTACGGGGTTCGGCAATGATCCCGTCGAAGTACAACTGGTTTTGACGGCAAAATGCTGTGGCCTCGCCAAGTGCGGGAAGATCTACGGCTTCAAGGCGGGTATAGCGGCCAATGCCGTTTACCTTGTCGGTAACTGTGTCCAGAAAAATCTCGGGGGCGTAGGCGGTGGCCGCAACTACCCCCGAGTACGAGCCATCAGTGTTAAGGCGTTTGACTTTTTTTGCTTTGGTCACGTAAACCGAAATAGCACGCAGTTCTTGCAGGCTTCGGCCCGAGTACGCATTAAATCCGAGTAAAGCTATGTTCTTGTAGTACGGGAAGGCATTGCCGTAGCTGTCGTCCGGGACGTCAAAGTCAATGCGTTGCTCAGTAACGGCCGTGATCGTAAACTCCGGGCCGGCTTCAAAACTAAATTCGGTGTTGCTGTCGGTAGCCAGGTTGAACAGGTCCCACTCGTTAGTGCCGTTGGGGCTGTCGTTGTAAGGCAAGTACCCTTTATCCGTGTTTTTGCCCTCGCCCACCCAGTACAGGTGCATGTCCATTTTTTTATGAACGTCGTACAAAGTGCGGCGCTGGTACGTGCCAGAGTTTTCGAGGTAGTAAATCTTGGTGGAATTTAGGTTGTCACTGCTTGCCGCCGAATCCATGCGGCACTCTGCTGTGACGTCAACGACGGGTTCAATGCGGAAGCTCCACTGCACACGGTCGGTCCCGCTTACGTAAGGTTCCTTGGTGCCTTGCGGTAAGCGCAACTTGAACGACACGTAGTTTTCATTTGTGGCAGAACGGCGAACGGCAAAAATACCAGGAAATTGTTTGTAGTCAGCATCGCTGCCGATGTCTCGCTTGTAGTACAGCTTGAACATCGTGGATCTGTGCTTAACGCCGTTCTGCAGCTCGTCAAAACCAGCCTGGGCGACGGGCCCGCCGCCATACTTAGCGGCACGCCCAGACATGCGCCTAAATGCCTTTACTCGAAGGGCAAACTCAATGACGTCTGGGTAACTGATGGTCTCATAGGCGGCCTGTTCGATCTTGGCTAAACACTTGGTGTAATACGCCCGGTTTTGTTCTTTGTCAAAGTCACTGAGAAATTTATTGAGTTGCTCGCGGATGTCTTTTATTTGTTCATTACGCGCTATTACTTCATCGTTGAATTTGAACCACTGCATCATGGCGTCAGTGTTTTTTTTATCGTTGCGGTTATCTGTATTGACCGGTTTTGGAGAGTTGGCGCGTTGCGACACAGCTTCACGCCGTTCTTTTTGAGCCTGCTCCAGGTCCTTAGTTAAATCGTTACGAACGTCGGCGCCATAGATGGCACGCTGTTGCAATGCGTTGGGAGCGGTGGGAGAAAAGCCCTCGCGGATGCATTGGATACGGACGTACATATCATCTGTCTCCAGCGTGTCATCGCCGGTAATCTCCAATGTTTTGAAGATTGCCGTGCCGATTTTCCAGGTACTGGAAACGTCAATGTTTTGTGCGTAGGCTTGGCGGAAGTTAGTTGCTGCCTCTAGCGGCTTCCAAATGTTTTGGCTGGTTTTTGAGCCATCAGGGTAGATTTCTGATTTTTTCGTGATCTTTAAGCGGCAAATAAAGTTCTTGGGAAATTTAAGTGGAGTAGCCCCAGCTTGACTCGGCCAGTAAGCATCTAGCGATGAGCCGTTTCCGTCCGGTACAAGATAGACACCAAGGTCGCCGCTGATAGAAGTTCCGTTGGAGTTGCGGATGTAAACAAACGTATTTAGAGGAACTGGTTCGACGACACCGAACGCTTTGTTATTGACTGGTGAGTATGCCTGGCTAAAACCAAAGGCAACAGCACTTTCCAGGTAGTCGGCGGATGGGTTGACAACAATGTCATATGGATAGCGCACCATGGTGTTGGCCTTGGAGCGTGGCAGCATTTTGCGGAGCGGTTCATACC